ACTTGCTTACCATCACTCTTATCCATTATCTCAATGTCCATCAGCTCCATCCCTTCCCAATATCCTACTACAAGCTTATTGCTTCCCTTCATCGCAATATCAGCTGTGATGTATCTACCTGTCTTATCAACGCCTTTGATGTTTTCAAACATTCCAACAAACGCATCGTAATCATAAATATCATTAGGACTGTTGCTTACCTTCCATCTACCTTCAAGTAGTTGACGCCTGGTGTCCTCATCCTGACTAAGCAAGTTACCTGGATAAGATGGATCATGCTTCAACCCTTCCTTATTATCGTAGATACTACCACTTACAAACGTAATTGATTTGATAAAGTCTCTAGCCGTTAACCCTGATGCATCTATCATCGGCTTAATGATATGCTCAGCCTTCTCATACACTTCATCATAGCTATCACCCCAAATATAATCATGGCCATACTTAATGAAATATCTGAGCTTACCTCTACGTTCCAGTATTGGGAACCCGGTCTCACTATCTATCCACCAACTGATAAGCTTGTATACCCATGATTCAGGATCAGGGTTGCATGTAGCCCTAACGTATGGCTTCACACTGCAGGCACTACGGTTACGTGATAGCAAATAAAAAAACATTGACTCAGTGAAGTGAGTCAACTCATCAAAGCCTAGAAAGGGAATCTGCGCACCTTGCCAATCATACTTATTTTTCTCGTATTCCAAATGTCTAAATGAAATCTTTACACCGGATGGGAATTTCCAATCTAAAGATGATTCCCTTGCATCACCTTTGACAATCGGATAAAGCTTTGTACTGGTGTCCCATAACCCACCCTCGTTTCTAATCTGCACGCTGGTCCTACGAAATATTACACCACCAAAACCTTTAATGTCTATGTGTCTAATTGGATCTAATAGCAAAGCAAACGTCTTACCCACAAACGCAGCTGCACCGCCAATGACGATGTCTGCACTGCTTGACAAAGCTATAGTTTGGTAACCTGGTTGAGGTCTTATGTAGTTGATGTTATACTGTTGGTTCAATGATATCGTCTATTGGTTCTATTGGTTCAATGAAGTTATCCCTGCCATTATCCGGTAGTTGTATTACTTCAAATGTTTTTACTTCCTGTTCTACAGTCATTTGTATTTGGTCAGTAGGTTTGCCTACCCCATGCTCCCAGCAAAACTTAATCAATGATGGTTCTTTGCTATTCAGTAATGACACAAAGCCATTGTGAATACTGCCGTAGTATTCCTCAATAGCTTGTATGGCTATATTTCTAACATCAATCTCAAATTCTCTTTTAGGTCTACCTGCTCCAGGTCTAGCCCCACCTTTACCTGCCATAGATTTGTTGTTGTTTATTCAATATAAAATTACACAAATTCTCACACATAACGATAATTAAATGACTTCTTAACTAATTCTAAAGCTCTTTTACGGTCTATTAACAACACATCCCTCATCTCGTATATGTCTTTAAAAATAGTGCCTGTATTTATCTCTAATATCTTTTTAGAAGTATGCTCTCTTTTTTTAGTGTTTAGAGTTAAGATAAGCTCATCATTTTTATAGATGCGATAAATAACTTTTGTGCCTTCAAACATTGACCGAATTACGTCTAAAATTTCATCATCAGATCTTGTGGTTGTAGCCACTTTATAAGCCATTATTTTGTTGTGATTATACACTCTAAAAATAGTTGGTTTTTGCATAGCTTTTTTATCTAATTGTAACCGATGTAATGCATTTTACCCATTTTTTCTATTCTTCTATATATATATATATTTATTACTTTAGTAAAATAATTATAAAAATAGGTTACATCGGTTACAATTGTTTATATTTAATTGGTTATCAATGCTTTAACGTGTAACCAATCCGTAAAAAAATCGGTTACAATTAAAATAAATCGGTTACATTGGTTACAATTTCTTGGTAGTTATTATTATTTTTTCCTATTTTAAAGTACTTTTTGTTGTTATCTTGACGATTTTTGTAACCAATGTAATCGATTCCTAAAATTTGGGAACCGATTTGTAACCCTTTTGAAAATCTTTTTAGACTGTAATCTCTTGCCTGTAATTCGTACCGATTTAGGAAGTTTTTCCACTCCTCATTTATGGCTAATTGTTGACCTAAATGATCTTCAATTATGGTATCTAAATAATCAAGAAAATCCTCCCCAAATTGTAATTTAATTTGCTTTCTATTTAGCTTTTCGCTGTTCATAATTGGCTTAATACCATTTACAAAATAATACTGCACACATTTAAATAAAAAATTGTAGAATCGTTGCCATTCATCGTTATCCCAGTCATTAAATAATTTATTGCCAAAGTGCTGCTCTGGTGTTTTACTAGATGAAAAGAAAGGTGCAAACTCAAGCACTCTTTGTCTACGTTTAGCATGTTCTGCATTAGATGCAATGCTATAATTAGTAGTAAATGCAAGCTTAGGGCTATCATCAAAAGATAAAAATATTTCATCTTTATTCTTTTTTTCAATGGTCATACCTTCAGTAATAGTCGGATAATAACGCTCAAATTCTACATTTTTAGGACAATCTTCTATAATTACAAGCTTGGTTCCAAGTTCTACCCGGCTAAATGCAAAGGTTTTATCGGGTTTAAAGTTTTTACCATCCATTGTAACTGTAGGAATAAGTTTGCTAATGGCTTTAAAGAATATACCTTTACCTGTTCCACCACCTTTAGCTTCATCATCAGTCTCCTCAGCCAAGATCACAGCATAAGGTCGGCTTGAATCTTTATAGCTATGTAGTATGTATCCAATGATAGACATGGCATAATTTATACGTTCCGGTTCATCATTGCTAATTTTCTCTATAAACTTGTAATACTGGCATTCTGTTATGTCTGTATCTTTGTTGACATAAATGTCAAAATCATTAATTTGGCTATCCCAAATAGACTGATTAATAGTGCCATAATCTATTCTATTAATACTTCCTTTATCTATTGTTACAATACCATTTTTAAAAGGGAAATAGCATTTATGCGCTTCATCTCTAAGTATCTCAATCTCTGATTTATCAATGTACTCAAAAAATGCATCATTAAAAATGCTATTGGTATTCTTTATGATCTGCTCCATTACATCAATGTGACCAGCGTCAACTAATTTCTTTTTTATAAACTTTTTTATTGATTCCGGATAAACTTCCCTTACTTGCCTGTTCTCTTCATGTATAAGCCTGTACACTTTGTTTTTAGCGTTTTGAAAATACAATTGATAGTTATTATAATGTAACCACTCCTGCAGGGCATAACGCTCAATAATTACAGCTCCATTTTTGTTATGGTACCAAAACCAACCATTTGTGTTTACTTCGCCGTAAATCTCTCCTAATTGCTTACAAGCTTTCTTAGGATCATTATTTGCCTCTAGCATGCAGTATACACTAAATGGATTATAACCTTTATTTTTAAAGTTAGTTGATGTAGTGTGCGGATAAAATATCCTGGTATCATTGAATAAAACTGCAGATGTTGCAGATGTAGTTGAGCCTGGTCTAAGTAAATAAGTTTTCTTACCATCATTATTTAGGATGGACCAACCATGCTTTTCAAGTAAAGCTAACACATCACCTCTTTTATTGTAATCATCCCAAATTGTTAGCTTGTCATTATTATGTGCAATTTTAGGCTGTTCTACAGTTTCAATCACTTGATTAAATTCCCTAGCACAACTCATAAGTGTATCACGCTCATCAATGGTTAACACTGGTATTTGTTTGTTGCCTGGTTCCGGGTTATACCCTGCAGTTGGTGGCGCACAAACATAACCACCTTCACCACGTGTCTCAATTAATACATAGCTTTTAGCCATTGGATTGGCTTTTAGTTCTGCATCATTTGGCGGACGTTCAGCAAGTTTCTGATTGCCTTCAATGTGTTCACATCTAAAATAGATATGGTAGCCATCGGATTTGGTTTTTACGATAAATAATTTGCCAAATAACACAGGATTTGCGTCAAGTATTTTGTCACAATATTTCGAAAAATCAACCCCATATTTGCAGTCCACATCTATTACCTCTAGATTGCCTGACACAGAACCGCAGATAATTGCAAGGCCTTGCACTTTGGGATGTGCAAACATTGTAGCAAGTTGCTGCTCTGTTGGTAGGTTGTACTGGTATTGCTTCCATGATCCTATGGACCGTTTGGTGTTATCAGTTGAGATTACCGATAACCCGATTGACACGTAGTCCTTCGCTGATTTTAATAAATTCATTTTGTAGATGGTTTAATGATGATGTAGTAATAACGAAAAATCCTCTGTCTTGTATTTGTTTGTGTCGGTATTTTTGTAGCTCAGATAGTTTGCCTTTCTCAGATTTGACTTCGATAAAAATGGTGACACCAAATGCATGTAACTGCAAATCGGGCCACCCATTTTTATTTGTTTGAATTATTTTAATAACTAACCATCCCTGACTTTCAAGCCACTTTATTATCTGATGTTGTATCTGTGATTCTCTCATATTTTGGTCGGGTTTCTTGAGGTATAAAGTTAGTACCTACACCGCCAACTTTGTTGATAAAATCCACTTCTACTTTAGCAGAATTAATAATTACCTGTGCTACATCCGCAATAGCTTTTGCACGGTCTAAGTCCATTGGCTTTTCAGGATCAGCTAAAGCTTCTAGACAGGCAAATAAATGGTTGCGTAAATCTTCAATTTTGTTTTGCATTGATTTGTTTTTTTAGTTTGTTATTTAATTTGATTATTTCTTGTACTGGTTCCGGGTATTGATGAA